TGTGTTCGCAATTTTTATAATATCAATACGACCGTTTCTAGCTGCAGCGGTAACATTATCCTCAACCACGACTGGCATATATTGATTCGTGAAGAACTTTTCTTTCAGCCCAGTAGGAATATTATACATATACTTCCATCGATATCCATCACCAGTCTCAATAAACGGACTCTCTGGGAGCTGGCCACCAATATCTATCTCTGGCATAATTGTTGAGTTCGCGTTAGCATTATTGAATAAGCATTTAAAGACTTGGTCTTTTGTATTGCGTGCATAAAATTTATTGTCATAAGTAATATTCGCTGTGTTTGCTTTAGCAAATAAATCTAAATCTTGAGTATACTCAGCGTAGATTGTTCCATTTGACCAATCGACTCTTGGAATAACGAGATTCATATCTGCTGCAGTGACACGTTTCATAGCCAACATATCATTCCAAACTGCATAAAATGCATTCGAGGATTCAGTTGCAGCTGGAACTGCATCACTATTTGGCCAAGAGTATTGACGACCAATCGTTACATATAAACTCGCCAAACTGGCAGAGACATAATACTCGAACGCTCGAGCATTGAAGGTTCCAAAATTTCTAGTAAATAATGATGACATTTATTATCCTCAAGTTCTTATAATCTTATATTCAACGTTATTAAATTGCGGAATAACCTCGTATACAAGAGAAGGTACAGTTGGTTTTCCAAAATTTTGAGCATTTGTAGTATCAATCGTTAAATTAGTTGTGTTCGTTATCCCAGTGCTCGAGTTTACAGTAATCAAATTTCCAGTTATATCATTGATTGTTTTAAGAAGCGTCGTTCCATCAACCTTTAATCTAATTTTATCGTTGGTTGTGATAAATTTTGCAACAACATTTGTATTACCGACGACTTTTATTATTGCATTACCGCTTTGAATATGCGCACGACCCTCTCCTATCAAAATACAAGGACTTTCAATATTTAGTGAGTTATTATTAGCAATTACAGTAATTGTTTTAGCAAATGATCTTGTTGCATTTGAAGAGTTTACTATAATTATGTCGTTTACATTTGCGATTACATCAAAGCTCTCTGCACCACCTATTACATTATTTGCCTCGTATGTAATTGAACAATTACCTATAAATGTGTTAGAAGGTACTACAATCGCATGGCTATTTGTATTTACGATTGGACCAGCAGTGTGAATAACTGGTACAACATGTATTGGAAGTAATTTTGTGCCTGTCGGGTGCGAAACATCGAAAATCGTTTTCTTGTATGTATCAAAGCTCTCTTCAGAAACTAACGAATACGAGAAATTATGGTATCGATCGCTGTCTTGCAATCGTTTTTCTGAACTTACATGTCCATCTGTATTTAAATAAAACCCATTAAAACGAATCAAACCATTCAAAAATTCAGCATTAGCCTTTGCTTTAGCATTTCCGTAAGATACTGGATAAGTTTTTCCATATGCATTGGCATTAGCAGTCGCGATTCCAGTATTATGGATGTTAGAGAATATACCAATTTGATTGGCACGTGTTACCACAATATCACCTGCTGTTGGCGTTCCTGAATAATTGAATACACGAAGAACTGTATTTGATTCATATAATCCATCAACAATACCAGTAAACGTTCTAGCATTGTTTGGTCCTTGAAAAATTACATCATTTTCTTTTATACTAGAGATATTTGTTGTGTTACCAGAGATGAATAAATCAAAAATCTTTAATGAAACATTTGGTCTCAAGATGTAATCTGAACCACGATCTATAAGAGTAAAATCAATGATTTCGCCTAAAAGACCCGCAGTAGCATTTATCTGCTCTCCATCACCAAGTAAATATGCTCGTAAAACAGCACCACTTCCAGCTCCACCTACTGTAACTGTTGGAGCAACTGGATACCCTTCACCTCTATTCGATATCGCGATTGCAGTGATTGCGCCACCAGCCCCAACAGAGGAAACAGTTGCAGCAGCACCAAATCCTGTACCGCCGAATATTAATGGAGTGCTGACAGTGTATCCAGATCCACCGTTCTCAATCTCAATTTGTGCAATAACTCCCATACTTGAAATAACAGGTCGATTGTCTATTCTCAATGTCTTATTTAAAATGTTTAATTCATTAATATTAGTTTCAAATGGTCTGTCTAAAAATACAGTGCGTGTTGCGCCGTCATAATCTATAATTGTTCTAAATTGATGCTCTAGTTTTATTCTTCTTCTAGAATAAAAATCATTAATTGAAGAAAATTCTGATGAAAGTCTGAATGATGCATTAGATTTGTTATAACTGAAAAATTTACCAGGAGTGAGTGACACAAACCCAGAAATAGATAAATCACTTTCATATAACGATGCAACGTTTAATAATGCAGGGGGATCGCTATCGAAATCTGCTCCTCCCGAAATAATTGTTGTAGTTTGAATTGGATATAAAGTCAATGTTTCATAATAAAATGCACCACCAACTCTAGAGTCAATCGATGTAGTTAGCATTAAGCTGCTTGTTGCATCTGGTGCTGTGGTAAGAGTAGAATTTGCGTTTAATTTTTTATCTGTCGCTGCAGCGCTGAAGGCAACGGTAACAGTTAAATGTTTAGAATTCGTTACAGAGGCAATAGTTCTTAATTCGCCATTAATCTCAATATCTTTGCCAGCTGTCAAATATGTGTAGAATCCAGGAACGCCAGCCGTAAAATCAGCAAAATTTTGATACGAAGTGTTTGCTTCAACATTTATACCAGAAATATTAACAGTTCCAATCAATGAGGTGTTTGAATTACATATTGCCATGTTATTCGCACCAATATAATCAGCTATAACGACCGCATTAATTTTTGCTCCAGTACCATCTGCTCCAGTGCCACTTACGATTCGTATCACATAATTATTATAAAAATCATTAGAGGAACTAATTGTAGGATTTGCAGCAATATTAATCGTTGTTTGTGTTGACCCTGCAGAAGTAGCAGTAAATAGTGTGGTTGGTGATGTATTGTCAAAATCAAAATGATTTTCGTATAGATAATTATTTGATTTAAATGTTATCGCGTCTGTATTAAAGGGAATAGATATAATGTTTCCAGCAGCTGCAGTTGTATCAATGGCAGTTACAATTATATTTCCACCAGAGCCATTGCCCAAACCATCAAATTTTCCAGTTACTGGATTTGGTGTTATAATATCAACATATGTATTCGGGTATGTACTAAATCCATAGCCTTTTCTAATTATTGTTGTAGAATCTAATGAGGCTGTTGTCACATTACCGACAAGTGCAACTGCTTTTCTTTTTGTCAAAGAATTTAAATTTTGACCACCATTTATAACTACTGGGTCACCAGTTTGATATCGTTTACCTCTTCGACGAGGATTAATTTTAAGGTTAGAAAGGCTTCCAATAATTTTTTCTCTAAAAAATTGTGCGTCTCCATTTTGATCGATATATGGAATTTCAAGAACCTCATTATTAAAAAATGCTCTTGTAACACTTGACACATAAATCTCATATATTTCTTTACTTGAAGAGACATCTATTGTCTTATAGGCTCGTTCTACAATACATGATGCGCGCGATACCAAACCTGTTGCGCGTTGGTTTTTTAATTGTGTCAGAATTACACTAGAGTTTTCAGGCGATGATGTTAAACGAAATGCTTGTGGGAGAATCCATTTTCCGTCTGAAGCACGTAGGATTTGTAATTTTGGGAAAAAAATATCTAAATCTTTATTGTATAAAACACGAAAAAGGAATTTGAACGAATCAGGTGTTCCCTTCTTTGTATAAAAATCTCTTGCAGCTTTTATAATTCTTTCTGTTGACAGTTCAGATTCTTCAGGGAAAGATGGTAGTATTTTGGTACGAAAATACTTTAAAAGATCACTACGGGTAAAATCCACATTGTAGTTATCTTCAAACGTTTTAAGTTCATAGATTGGCTTTCCTGGCTGCTCTAAAAACTCATAATATTTTTCTATAAATTCAGCGAATACAGGATAATCTGAGCGAATAAACTCAGGAAGTTGTGAATTGATTAGTGTTGAAACTCTGTCTAAACTTGACATGTTATGTCGCTTTTATAACTTCAATTGAAACTTGTGATTGATTTTCTATATCAAGTGTAATGATTGTGTTACGTTCTGAACTAAACAATGTATTTTTTGGTTTTGCAAAAAACTTTAAAGTTTTGAATGTGTCTTTGATATCAATCGGTTTAAATTGCGATAAAGTTATTACACCATTTATATAATCTATTGTTCCTGCATTATTTGAATAAACAATTTTTATATTATTATTGTCAAAATAAAATGATCGTAAAGTTCCTGTCGTATTTTGAATTAATGGTTTTAATATTATATTTGGTAAAAGATTATTGTCTTGGTCATATGCTTTAATTACAGCAGTTGTATAGTCAGAACCTGGCTTTAAAATGTTCACAGCTGTAATTTTCTGGTTGGTGATAGTAGCAGTTATAGATGCACCAACGCCATCTCCGATTACATCTAATCTTGGAGTTTGAATCAATCCAGAGCCACCGAGAACTACCTGTACAGTAGAAATACCTGTTGATGATAGTGGAACTTCTTCAAAATAAAACTCGCGAAGTATTCCGTCATTGTCATAAGCTGTATATGCAGGACTCGAGCTTATTCTATCTGCACCTGTTGAGCGTTTCAGCTCTGTATAAAATTTGATAGTATAATTTCTAGAAACATCTAAAACAGGGGTTAAACGTTTTTCAATTTTTACTTCAATGTCATTACTCATGATAGATGGATGAGCCATATCAACCTCATGCATTAATCTAGAAACTTTGAAATATGAATTAAATTGATCAAGATTAGTATTTGCATAATTATTAATGCGAGTTCGAATAAGAGTTGAGAGTTCTCCAGGTGTTAATGTTGTTGCTGTTGGATCATATGTTGCTCGTACATCTAAATTTAAAAAATTAAAATCTGGATCAATAAATTCTGGTGTAACTGTGAGAATGCTAATTGGATTAATTATTTCATTTAAAATAAAATCTTTTTCAGATCTAGAGATTTCATACCCTGCTGCAGGTTTTGCAGAAATGAAAACTTTTCCATATACTGGTGGTAAATTTTCTTCACCGCCCCATACATTTACAGCTTCAAATGATGGATATCTTTGTTGAATTAGAGCAATATAATCATTTTTTGTAACAGCGCGACCGTTTGATGCAAATGTTTTTGGTGCTAAATTTTTAATACTCTCTATTGTTTCGATTTCAGCACCACCAACAGCAACTTGATCTACAACAATTGTTGCATTAGTTAAACCACCAACAGGACTTAATAATTTAAATGATGATGCTTTGTTTGCCTTTATTCCATTGCTAATTAAATATGTTACAATAACTAAATTACCATCATCAAGTTTTTTACCAATTATATCGTCTCCGAAATAAATTTTATAATTACCATTAGATATTTCGTTTAGAAAAAATACTTTGCTATTTGCAGTAAGAGAGGAGGTGTTGGAAGCGAATGTAAATGTTCGCTGAGAAAGGTCGCCTGCAGATGTTTGCACAATAACCTCGAGTGTAGAGGTATCAATCTTTGAATCATTCAATGTAAATTCTTGTAGCGGATTAATTAGTTGGCTGTATACAAAAACTTGTGTAGATGGAGTTCCCTCAAAAATATTCAGGTCTGAGAATAAAAATTGATTATTCGCTTTCGAAACTGTAATTTCATCTAGATTTGTAAATGTATAGTTTACACCATCAAGAGCAGATGAAACAAATTGCGTAAATTTAGGCAATGTCAATGATGTGATGCTTCCAATACTTGGATTATTTGCTAATGTAAAACTTAAATCTATTCTTGCTCTAGAACTACGAGTTGAAGATGGCGTATAACCAAGCATTTTTGCATGAGAGATAACAGAGTCGCGAAGTGATGCCGTATCTAAAAATGATTCATTAGAAACCATATTCATATAAAATGACAGGTAATGTGTATTATATGACAATAGATCAATTAATTGAGATAATGCAGATCCCTCAAAGTCGTAATCTGAGAATGTATTTTGGGATCGTAAAAAATTCTTCAAACTTTCTTTAATTGTAAAGAAATCTGGATCAGAAATTATAAGTTTGCTTTCAACATTTGCCATTTTATCTTAACCTTTGCAAGAATAAGCCTATACTGAACGGAGTTGCTATGTTTAGTAAAAAAAATCGAATAGTAACATCGAATCCATTATTTTGAAAATTTGGTTCGACATTGATTAAATCGATTTGTATTCTACGTTCAAAATTTTGAAGAGCATTAAGTATCTCATCTTTAATGTTAGAAGCTGTCATATCATCTAATGGTTCGAATAATAACGAATATACTCCGCTACCAAATTTAGGGATAAAGCGGCGTTCTCCAAAATTAGTTAAAATTATATTTCTAACTGAACTACTAATCGCATGCTCGTTTAATTTTAGCGTAACATCTTTTTTACT